GCGACCCCGGGCAGCGCGCCTTCGACGTTGTAGCCGTAGGAGTTGCCGGGGATGTTGGTGAACTGCATGGCCCGCAGCCACGCAGACTGCTGGGCGAACATGGCGATGACACTGGCGCGCTTCGTCTCGCCGTTGGCGAGCGCCAGCTTGGCCGCTTCGAGCAGGGTCAGCATGAGATACCTCGGGAGTCAGTGTGTGGGAATCGGATGCGGCTGCGGTTCCCGCAGCACTGCGGCCCCGTCTCACGGGGCATCACGCGCGACCTACGCGGCCGGCGTGTTCGCCTGCGCCAGCAACGCCATCGGGTTGCCGGTGAGGAGCTTTTCGGCGTCGGCAGTCGACACCGGTGTGTCTTTCGGAGAGCCAGCTGCGTCGGTGCCGGCCTTCTGCTTCGAGAGCACCCACTCGGGGAACTCCTTGGCGCCGACTTCGTCCCGGAGATACGACACCAGGTCGGCGGTCGGCTTGTCCTTCAGGATCGGCGAGCCGCTGTCGTTCAGGTCGAAGCGGTCGGCGATGAGGCGGAACGTGGCGTCGATGCGCTTGGCGTCGAAGCCGGCCTCGCCGAGCATCGTCTTGATACGGGAGTCCAGCTGGAGGCCGCGCATCTGCTTCTGCATCTGCTCGACCTGCTGCTTGTACGGCGAGGTCGCCTCTTCAATCTCTTTACGACGGGCCGCGATCTCCTCGTCGGTGAGACCGGACGCCTTCTGCTTCGTGAGTTCTTCCAGTTCCTTGGCGCGCGCCTTGGCGATCCGAGCTTCTTCCTTCTGGCGCTCCAGCGCGCTCTTGAGTCCCGACACGTCCTCGACGTTCGGCACCCACTTTCCGTCCTTCTCGATGTACTCGTCGCGGAACGCGTCGGGAATCTCCTCGCGCGTCGCGAATGTCGGTAGCGGCATCCAGCCCCCTCGGGGTTGATGGTGATGCCGCACAATGCGACCGCCTTACGCGCGAACCAAGAGGGAGCGGAGCGAGACGGGGGGCACGGGGGACCCCGTATTCTGCCGCTCACTACGCTAGAGTCGTTGCGCGTTCTGAAAGAGTCCGCAAGTTTGCAACACAGAGCGATTCACGACACAGCGAGGCGACATTGAGCGAAGCAGACGACATCATCAGCGTGGCCCAAGCCGCACCGATTATCGGCAAGTCCGTACAAGGCGCATATCGCGCGGTGCGTGCTGGGCACATCCCAGCCGGAGTGTTCTTCAAGGTCGGCCGTGACCTGTACTTCCGACGCGCGCAACTCCTCGCGTGGCGGGATGCGGGTGGGACGGCGGCGACATGACAGAAGGCTCTGGTTCGCTCTGTGCGGCATGTGAGCGCCGCAAAGCCCTGCTTGCTCAGTTGAAAGAACAGAAGGACCTAGAAGAGCGCGTCATCTCTGAGTTTTTCAGCGGAACGCTTTCTGGCTTACGCGTCAAGCCTCGTGATCTGGAAGTCTTCAGACTTCGCCATGACCCGTCAGTTGAACAATCGCCCTCATGGGATGAGATAGCTCGCCAGTTTGGCATTAGCAGAGAACGGGCGAGGCAGCTGGCGATACGCGCAATAAAGGCCCTGTGCGATGAGCGAAGACTACAAGATCAGAAACTCGAACACACGGTGGAGCCGGATCAGCTTTTCTGGCTTAACGAAGCTCTACAAGAAGCAACCGAGCAGCCTTCGCCTCGACTGTCGACCATTTTTGCTACAGACATCGACGACCTTGAACTGTCGGTGCGGTCGGTCAATTCACTCAAAAACTCGAACATCCACACGCTTGGCGATCTGGTTCGCCAGACCGAGTCGCAAGTCCTTCAGGTCAGGAACTTCGGCAAGAAGTCCCTACAGGAAGTTTCCGCGCTGCTCGAGAAGGAAGGGCTCAACTTCGGCATACGATACCAGGAAGACACGGACGGTGTCCGGATCATAGACATGGGGACCCCGCCCACCCGCGCGTCAGAGAGCTATGACAAGCTGGCGGACTGGTTCGACTGATCTCTTTGGCTATCGGACAGAGCATGAAAACGCCGCCGCGCCCACCCACAGCGCGGCGGCTTTTTTGTGTCAGCTACACACGACCCCGTGCGCCGCCAGTTCGGCAATGAGTTCGGACGGCTCACGACCTTTGGGCGAAAAACTCGTGTTGAGCCACAGCGCCGTACCGGGTTCGTCGTGGGTCCAGCGGCCGGACTCCACCGCAGCACGGAGTTGCTTGACCGTTACGGTGGCGTTGGGGGCAGTGAAGACCACCGACCCACCGACCACGATCGGACCGCCGTCGGTGATTCCCGTGGCGATGCTGGGCGCTTCTTCCTGCTCTTCGTCCGGCATGGGGTCGAACGCGTGTTCACTCATGTTCCCGTGGGTTGGAGGACAAGGCGCGTGGTGCCTGGTTGGGCGAGTTGGCGGACGCCGGCGCGTTCGCGCCTGATCCACACGCTGCATCGGCACCGGGCATGCAACGGCGGGTGCATCACCGGCCCGTTCGGCGTGGTGAACAGGTCATCGAGGCCGACGCCTTTTTCATTCAGCCCGGGGACGGGGGCGCACGTGGGGCAGAGGCGTTCGTCCGCCGCGACGATCCAGTAGCGGCGAAGTTCGGCCAGCGGCACCGCCCCTTGCGCGACCGCTTCGCGCCAGCCGATCCCGCTGGCCTCGTTCGCGGCCTGCATGGCGGCCGTGCGGGCGAAGGTTTCGGCCCGGTGGGCGATGAGCTTGCGCTCGTACGCGGCCACGGCGGCGTCGATCTTTTCCGGCGTGAGGTTCTTGAGGCTTAGTCGCCGGTCCCGCAGCGTGCGGCGTTGGGCGTCGGCGATGCGGCCCGATTCCAATTGCTCGCGGAAGCTGTTCACGATCTTCCGGTCGTACGCCGTGAGGCCGGTGGACACCCCCTCTTTCAACTGCGTGGCGATCGTCCGGGGGTTCACACCGCGCTGTAGTTCCGTGGCGATCGTCTCGCGGATGCCCTCGCGCACATCGTTCGCCACCCGCCGAAACGCGCCATCCTCCCACCTCCGCACGGCGGCAATGAGATGGGGAGACGCCACCGGCGACGCAATCACGAGCCGTCGGGGGCTGTCGGCCGCGATGTCCCGCACGATGTTCCCGACCGTGCGGATGATCCCGCCCGCGTAGGAAGCGCGGACGGCCGTCGCGGCGGCGAGCGCCCGCGGCGACCCCGTGAGATAGGACACCGCCGCTTCCACGTCTCCCGCTTCCAGCAGCCGCACCAGCTCCGCCATGGACTCAGGCGACAGCGCCCGCGCGTAATCCAGGAACGCGCGCCGGAGCGACGGCTCCAAGCGCGACGCCAACTCCTGCAGGCGGCGCTGGGCGCGGTCGGCGGGAGTGGTCATGAGCGCAACTCAGCGTCAAGACGTCCGGTCTTCCACAGCACCAGAAACGCGAGGCACGCCACGTCCATCGCCGAGTACCGTTCCGGCGCTTCCCACGGCGCCGCGACGTTGACCGGCGCCATGTGCATGACGGTGGTGTAGACGGCGCACTTCATGCCGCCATCGGGTCAACCACCGGCTGGCGGTCGCGTTCGGTTTCCGCGTCGCGCTCACGGGCGGCGTCCGCCTCGGCCACCAGCGCGAGCGCCGCCTCTTCGACGCTGAAATCGTCCGGCAGCTCACCCGCCTGCAGCGCGTGGAGCAAGGCGCCCAGCGGCAGCGCGTTCTCCTTGTACGCATCGAGCACCAACCGCAGGAACGCGGGGTCGCGGCGCAGCCCGCGGAGCTTGGTACTCAGGCTGACGTACTCATCCCGCGGCGCGTTGCCGAGGAGTTCGTCGAACAGGGCGAACAGCTTGTTGAGGCCGTCCCGCACCGAGACGAGAATCGCCGCCAGCCCCGCGTCCTGCCCTTCCTGGTCGATCTGCGCGGCCGTCGCGGTCTGGTGTTCGCCGGGATGCTCGCCCGCCAGAAACGACAGCGACAGCGCCGCGGCCCGACGCTCGATGTCGGTCAACTCGTCGCGGGTGTGGCTCATGGAATCCGCACTCGGCGCGATGAACTTGGCGTCGCCGCCGACCTGCAGGTCCAGCGCCTCGCTCGGCCCGACCGCCGTCCCCGTGCCGTCGTCCGTCCACCCGATGCGCACGAGCCACGGGAAGCACGTGCAGCGCATCGCCCAGCGGCGGTCCGACTTGACTGTGAAGTGCTCGAGCGTGGCGTCGGCCAAGTCGACCATCGGCGGCTGCGCCTGCATGAACCCCGCGGTCGGGTCGGCGGAGAACTCGACGACCGGCAACTCCGCCGTTTCGATGCGGCCCGGTTCGCCGTCCTGCACGAACCCGCCCCCCTCCTTTTCGCGGTACACCGTGTCCGTGTGCGCCCCGACCTCGCTCCGCTGCAGCACGCGATACTGCGTCACGGTCTTGCGGCCGAACGCCCCATCATCCACCTCGCGGCCCTCCCGCAGCACCAGCTGCGTCAGCACCGTCTTGCCGCCGATCCGCGCGAAGCGAAACGACATCACATCCCGCTGCCGGTAGAGCACGACGTACGGGCGGAGGTGTTGCGCGCGCTCCTGCGCGAGCGTGGGACGAGCCCCCGCCCGCACCGGGCTGGCGGTGACCGCCAACACGCAGCCCTCAGTCTCGATCCGCCGCAGCACTTCCCGGAGCCACACGATCCCGCCGGTCCCGAACCCGTCGATGTCGGCCCAGATCGGGGGAAGCTCCGCGGGCACGCCCTCCACCAGCACCGGGGGCTTCGCGACCAACAGCCCTTCGCTCGCCCGGACCGCCCCCGCCAGCAGGTTGGTGAGCTTCGACAGCCCGAGGCGGATCAGGTAGTTGGACTGCGTCTCGCGCGGCAGTTTCGGCAGGTACACCGACGCGCGCTCGATCAGGCGGTCAAGCCCCTCAAGCACATCGGCACAGCGTTCGCGCGCCTTGTCGTGCTTGGCGAGCTTGGGATCACGCCACGCAGGCGTGTTCGGATCGGCGGCGGTGGACATGGTCAGAAGGGGGAAATGGTCGAGCGCTTCGCGACACGGGACAGCGCCAGAACGCGATAGCGGGCTTCGTCGCCGACGTGGTCTTCGGCCTTGGAGTTGACGTCGTCAGGGTTGCGTTCATCGCGCGGCAACACCGGGACCGTCCTGGTGAAGTGCGTACACGTGTCGAACACCCAGAGGCCCGGGCCTTCTGGGTTGGGCTTCGCGGATTCCTGCAGCATTTCGCGCATGAGTTCCCAGCCGTTCTTTCGCGAGCCCGGACGCTTGTCGGCTTCGACCCACGTGACGCCGTTGACCCGCATCGTTTCGGCAATCGAGCGCGACTCCGTGTCGTCCACGTCATAGATCGCCGAGTCGGCCGGCCCAGGCAGCACGCGCATGGGCACCGGCTCGCCGCGCAGCCCACGCGCACGGAACAGCGCCTCGCGCTCCTTGATCCCCTTCGCGACCTGCGAGCTTTGCATCTTGCAGCCCGTGTCCGGCGTCCCGTTCCAGCCGTACCACTCCGCAATGCGAATGAGCGAGCCGCGGGGGAACGTGCGAAAGACCCCCTTCGCCACTTCCACGCGCGAGCCGTCGCTCTCCGCCCACCAGCCCACGGAGAAAGGCTTCGACGAGCCCCAGTCAAACGACCGGTCCACCCGCCAGCTGGCCGGGATCGCGAACGGCTTGAGGACGTGCTTAGTCCGGTCCCACACGTCGTCGAAGAAGCCGCCGGCGACGATGTCCCAGTCGCCTTGGCGCATCGCGCGCACGAGCTCCTTGTTGCCCAGTCCTTCAAGGCGGAACTCGTAGTCCGGATCATTCGCGGCCATCGTCGGGTTGTCCTCGAGCAGCGCCCGAACGAACTGGCGCTGCATCCCCGCCTCAGTCTTCGGCGTTTCCCAGATGGTCGCTTCCGGGACCGGATCGACGAAGGTCGCCTTCACCCAGTTGTGCCCGATGCCGCCGGGGTTCGCGCCGGTGAGGATGCGCGGAAACAGGCCCTTGAGCCACGCGGGCACCTTGAGGCCGCCAAGACGCACGCGCCCCCGGAGGAACCGATACATCTTTTCGGTCCACTGGGTGAGCTCGTCAATCATGAGCACGTGGATTTCGGCGCCTTGGTAGCCGTAGACGTCTTTCTCGTGCTGGCAATGGCACAAATGGATCACGCTGCCGTTCTTCCAGCGGATCTGCTTGTCGCCCCAGAGAATCCGGCAGTCGCCGCGCTGCACTTCGGCCTGCAGCATCGCCGGGAACCCGCCCGACGACTCCATGTGATTCTTGAACAGGTCGTTAAACTCGCGGCGGAACAGGTAGACCTGCAGCCCAGGCACCCACTGGCACCACTGGATCGCCGCGCGGCGGAAGAGATGGCTTTTCCCGCCCCCTGCTGCGCCGCCGTACAGCACCTCCGTGGCCGGCGTCGCGAACGCCTGCCGCTGCTTCGGGTGGAGATCCACGGGCGGCTGACGACGGGCGAGCTCGGCGACGATCGCCTTGAGCACGCGCCGCCGTTCGGCGCGAGGGAGAGAGACAACCGCCGTCACGCCTTGGTCGCCGCGAGCTTGGCCGCGAGCGCGGCCAGCTGCGTCTCGTCCAAGTCTTCGAGGTTCGACCCTTCAAGTCGGATCGGGCCGCCGTCCGCTCCCCCGTGCCGATTGTCCACCTCGGCCTTGTCCTTCTGGTCCAGCATCTGCTTGCCGAGCCAGATCAGCATGGCGGGGTTGCCGCCCAGCGCGGCGGTGATCTGCGCCCGGCGCAAGCGGGTTTTCAGCGTGGCGCGTGCCTTCGCCAGTACATCGGCGCACCGCAGGCGTACGGTCGACTCGTCGACGCCGATGACGTCGGCAATCTCAACGTTCGTCGCGCCAACGGACGCCATCGCCTCGACCACCCTGAAGTCTATGGCCGCCGCCGGACGTCCAGGCTTCGCGTGCGTCGCCTTACGAGGCACGGGACGCTCCGGAAGGGCGTGAAGCCCAGCCCGAGAAGGGGGCCTTGGCGTAACCGTCGGGAAAACAACGACTTAGAGCCTTCGGGAAACCTTCGCTGTCATTCGCCAGCCCACGCCCTATACTCCCTTGTGTCTGCAGTGGCAATTCCGTCACGCGACACACCGGAGAAATGGGGTCATGCGCTACGAATACGACAGGGACGTTCGCGAGGCGTACGAGGCGGAACTCGAGGCGCTTCGCGCTCAGCGGGCGGAAGAAAAGTGGCTGGCGCCGCGCTGCGCGGTGCGATCCAACGCCGCGCACCCGGACAGCTACCGCCCAGACCTGCCACTGCGGGCCAGCAGTCACGCTGATTTGACGCGTGCGACGAAGCAGGATCGCGCGGCTTGGGCGGCGCGTCCGCTGAAGACCACAAACACGCCGACCGAGGCGCAGCTCATCAAGCATGTGCTCGCCAAACCCGCCCTGAAGTATGCGAACGCCGCGACGGCGTCGCTCGCCGTCAATCGCGCCCTCGCTAAGCTGGACCTCATCAAGTCGAACGCCACGACGGCTGCGACTGTCGTCGCTGTCGAGCCGGCGCCGGTCATCAGCGCACCGGAGCCGGCGCCTGTCGTCGTCGCTCCCGTCGTCGCGCCGAAGGTCCGCTCCACTCGCGCCGATGCGGACGCCATCCGTCGCGCCTTCATCGCGTGGCACAAGGGACGCGCCTACGTTGCGCCGAACGGGCAGTATGTCGTGATCAATCAGCAAACGGGCAAGCAGAAGCCCGCCCCGTGGGCGCAGGCCGTCGCCGCTGCTTTCCCGAGCTTCGACACATTTGTCGACGCGGCGCGGGCGTGGCTCTCGCCGAAGAATGCCCGCACCCTCGCCACCCACTGAGATGACCGACTCCGAACTGCTCCGGGCGGCGATCGCCGCCTCGGGGCTCAGTGTCCGACAATTCGCCAGGGAGCGGCTGCTCCGGGAGCCGCGCACCGTCTGGCGCTGGCTGGCCGGCGAGAATCCGCTGCCGTCCATCGTGCGTGCCACCTGCGAACGGCTGGTCGCCGAGGCCGCCAAATGAGCACGAAGCCCGTATTCGTGCCGCTCAAGCGGGAATGGTTCGAGGCGTTCGCTCGGGGCGAGAAGCGCGTCGAGTGGCGCGCCTACGGGGCGCGCTGGAACTGCGACGCCATCGCGGCCGGGCGCGCCATCGTGTTGTCGCTCGGATACTCCGGCGCGCGCCTGCACGGCCTCGTGGTCGACGTCGAGCGCGTAGCACGTGCCGACGCGCCGGACGCCGCGCGGCAGCTGTTTCCGAACGTCGAGCACTTCTGCGCGATTCACGTCGCCCTCGAGAGTGACGGAATGCCGAGAAACTGACGCGCCGCGACCTTGTCTGCCCACGGAGCGCCCTGATACGCAAAGACCGCGTTGGGGCGCGCTCCGAATTTGCCGGTCTTTCGTCCAGTGCTTGCGCGAGTAAATCCAGGTCGCTTTACCAACGACCAGTCTCTCGCGCGGTCAAACGACCGAATAAGAGCGGGATGCGCTGGATACGTGTGCATACGCTGCCCGCACGCGGCAAACGCACCGCCTAGCGCGTCAGTGAGCACGAACGCGAGTCCGAGTCCTTGGAAGTCCGGGAGCGTCACAAGACGCGACAGACCCCAGATATTCCGCGCCGTCTGATGCGGCCGAAACAGCATTCCCGCGAACGCCGCCGGCCGGCCCTCGACGAACAGGACAAAGCATTGCGCCGCCGCGTGCAACTCCGCGGTCATATAGTGATACGGTACGAAGAGCCGCCACGCCGCGTGATCGACCCGCTGAATGTCTGCACTGACTGATGGGCGCCGTTGAAGCGCCCTCCACGTGAACGTCATCGTGGCTGGCTCAAGGACCCAGTCGGGCTGCAGCCAGTCCATGATGTCGTAATGACACGAGACGGCTACGAACTGCCCGCCGGCCTTCCGGACGTGCTTCTGCACGGCGTGCGAGCCGATCTGCGCCACCTGCCGGTCGACGACGCTCGTGAACTCGTCGACCACCGCCAGCGTGGGTCGTTCAATGAGCGTGCGCGCGAGATCCACCCGGAATCGCTCGCCGTTGCTTAGCACGTGGTACGGGCGGAGCCATGCGGGGATCGTGTTGAATCCCACCGCCTGACAGATCGCCGCGAGGCGCTCGAGCGGCAGGTCGGCGGGGAAGTCGTCGAGCACTGACGCGCCCTGCCATGTGTGCTCGTCCACAATGGCGCTGCCGAAGATATCGCGCGCCACCGTCGACTTCCCGCAGCCCGAGGGGCCGACAATCAGCCCGACGTTCCACGGCTTCGCGTCGAGCGGTACGTCACCTGACCAGCGGATCGTCTGCTCTTCGCCCGGTGGCACGTCGAACATCGCCTGTACTTGGCGCGCGCGTGTGCTCTTGGAAACCGGAGTGCGAACTACAACGTCAAGAGTCGGCACGTCAGCCCCCGCGATTCAAGGTCTTCACACAGCGTGGCCTGCTCCTGCTCTGAGGCGCACTCCACCAGCAGCTGATACTGGACGCCGTCGCGCAACTGCTCCGACGTGTCGGCCGGCGCGTCGCCGTTCAGCAACTTCCCGAGCTCTTCGTCATCGAACCCCAGGACGGCGACGTCGAAGTCGTCGAGCTGCAGGTCGTTCACCTCGAGCGCGAGCAGGTCCTTATCCCACTCCGCTTCCTCGCCGACGCGATTGTCGGCGAGTCGATACGCCTTTACCTGCGACTTCGTCAGCCCCGTGGCGATATGCACCGGCACCTCGCCGTAACCGAGCGACCGCGCCGCTTCGAGCCGCGTGTGGCCCGCGATCACCGTCATCTCGGCGTCCACCACGATCGGCTGACGCCATCCGAACTCCCGCAACGAGGCGGCGACCTTGGCAATCGCCGCGGTGTTTTTGCGTGGATTTCGGGAATACGGGACGACGTCGCCAATCGGGACGGTGGCCACAGCGAACGACGAATCGGCGACCTCTGACGGTTTACGCGGCATAGTCCAAACCCTCACCGGGGGCGATCTCCAACGCCAGTTGATCCGGATGCGGACGGGGGCCACGGTGCCCCCGCCTGATCACCGGTACCGGCATCGCGGTCACCGGCTTGCGGTACGCGCGAGGGCCAGCGACATACTCGCCGGGGGTGCCGCGCGTCGGGCGGACGACGACGTCGAGGTAGCGGTGGAGGACCAAGAGCCGGAGCGCGCGGCGCATGGTCCGGCGTTCGATGTCGAGGGCGGCAGCCGTGGGCCGGACCTTGATGACCTGGGGCGCGGTCAGGTCGAGGTTCGAGACCAGATACCACCACACAAATTTGGTGGCGTGGTGGCGGCGGAGCGCGCGGGTGCGGAGGGTGCGGGAGATGGTCACCGCCACCCCCGCGCCTTGGTGAGTTCCAGCGTCTGCCGGCAGTAGGCGAGCGCGTCGGCTTGCCCGTAGAGCGCCCCCCATTTCCGGTGCACCGTAACCAAGACCGCCACGTCGTCGACCGGCAGCGCCAACGCTCCCGCCTCGATTTCTGCGACCATCCAGGCGTACTGCTCCGGCGTCAGCTTGCCGCCGGGCTTCTTCAACTCGACCCACACCCGCCAGCCTCGGG